TATGAATGTATGTCTATTTGAAACTACCAGTCTATACGGAAGTACCAAGTCAGTATCACAATATGATGGCATGAAACCATATATTCGTTTTCGTGGTCTTACTGAATCTGATATCGTACCAATGATGCACGGTCAAAGATACCATGATTTGAAGAACTATGTTGAGAATATTACCGGAGATTTGTTGGCAGGTGATACATCGACCACCAGTAGAAAACTAAGAACTTTTACTAAAATTATTGCTTTAACTAAAGCAGCACTTAAAGGTACACCTGAAGGGGAGGCATTCTCTTTAACGATTGAGAACGCCAAAAAGTTGACAGAAAAGAAAAGATATTATACTTCAGATTATGGATTTAAGAATTCCGTTGATTACATAAATTGCAAAACCGATACTTTGATTCCAGGTGAAAACTATCAAAAACATGAATTAAACAACATCGTTGAGTGGTGGAAGCAGAAGGCAACAAATCGATATGAAACACTTAAAGCAGAAGGTCGCCTCCGTACAACAGTTGAAGTCTGGACTAATGATACAAACATTGACATCATCCGGTAGGTGTGTATAATAAATACTCCTTAACAAAATGGAGATTTACATGGCGTACACATTTTTTCCTACTTCTGCTGCTGAAATACAAAAGACCCTACGAGGAGATAAGCTCCGTGTAGGCGAAATCATTAGTGTATTTGGAACACTTAAAAAGATGTTTCCTAAAGAGACATCACCTATCAATATCGATCCACTCAAATTGAGTAAGATTAATGTTACCCGTAGACTTTCAGGTGAAGTTGATTTAAGACAATTAAAAGTTAAAGCAAAAGCACAAAGAATCACCATGAAATTTGGTGAAGGTTCTTCTGGTGGTCGAGGCGTAAAGAATCAAGGTAATGCTTTTGAAGGTATCTTTGCAACAGCAATTGAAAAGTGGTGGGCTGGCGAAGAACAAGATATGAAGTTATCTAAAGCAGTTGAAGATGTTGCTGAAATCTATAAATTAAAAGAGTTAAAAGAATTAAAGGTAGAGATTGAAGTTAAAACTGTTGGTGAATTAAACAATAGACGACCAATCGTATACACACCAAAAGTTTTGATTTCATCTAAGATACCCGTTAGAGATAATAATTTAGGACAAGTTGTTAGTGATGTAACCTTAATTAGTCAAAAGAAAGAATACTATTTAAGTTTAAAAACTTCTGGTACTGTAACATTTTTTAATTCTGGCATTAAACAAGTTTTTCTGACATCTGAAATCAAGAGCGGTAAAATTGAAAATCCTAATGGAATAAAATTGTTAGAAATGTTTAACATTAAGAATGAATTGTTTTGTGATATCTACAATGGTAAATTGAAACAAGGATATTCAGAAGATGTATTTAAAACAATGACACCAGCACAGAAATCCAATCTTAAAGATTTCTTAAAGTCTGGCATTGGTCATGGTTATACTATCGTACACAAAATTGGCGGCAGTATTAAAGTGTATGAGATTGATAAACCATACATGGAAAAAGCAGCAACTCCTTTATCTTGTACAGTATATTACGGTGGAAAAACCGGTACGGGAAAAAGGATAGATATGGAAATAGAAACGCAAAAGTATATTCTAAAAGTGAATATTCGTGATACACAAGGCGGTGACGGATACCCAACAAGAATTATGTGTGATTATAGTTATAGATAAAGGTGAAATATGGGATTAATTGATTTTGATAAACTCGCTAAACAATACGCAGATGATAATGATTTTGGTTTCTCTGCTGTATCTGAAGAAGAATATAATTCAGTAATTAATAAAACTGCTGCAACGGCAGAAGATTATAAAGCAAGATTGAATGAATTAGAAAAGATGATTGTACCCTTCTTAACCAAATTACATTCTACTGGAGACAAAGAATACATATATTGGCCAAATCGTAAACCCGTAATTGAAGCACAAATAGAAAAGATTTTAAAACTGACAAGAGATTAATTATGACCGCAACTGTGATTATACCAACTACTGGCGCAGCAGAAGTACACGAAGCAATTAAATCTGTATTAAATCAAACATACGAAACCAAGTGTTATATTGTTTGTGATGGACCTGAATATGTTTATGCTGTAAAGAATCATATTAAACAATTTGAGCAACATCCAAATTATAAAAATATTATAATGTGTGGTTTACCAATCAATGTCGGGGCCAAAGGTTTTTATGGACACCGTGTCTATGCAGCGTTTACCCATTTAGTCGATACTGAATATGTGATGTATCTTGACCAAGATAATTGGTTAGGAGACCGTCATGTACAGACTTGTGTTGAAACAATTCAAAGACGAAATCTTGACTGGTGTTATTCATTGAGACAAGTACACGACAAAGCAGGTAACTTTGTTTGCTTTGATGATTGTGAATCATTAGGTAAATGGCAAACTTACCATGGTGTACATCATATTGATACTAATAGCTATTGCCTTAAAACGTCAGTTGCTGTATCATTGGCTTCTGCGTGGCATGGTGGTTGGGGACAAGATAGAGTATTCTTACAAGCCGTAACTCAACACTATCAAAAGTGGGATTGTACAAACGAATACACAACACATTATCGTGTTGATGGTGGTAAAGGTTCTGTTACAGCAGACTTCTTTATTAATGGTAATGAAGTAATGATGAAAAAATATGATGGGAAATATCCATGGCGAACAAAAACTTAATCATTGGTGGTGCAACAAATTACGGCATCAATCAATTAAAACCTTGGGTTCTATCAGCAAAAGAAGTTGCTGGTATTGATAATGATGTTGTCTTAGTTGTAGGTAATGCTACACAAGAAACAATTGAATGGTTGGAAGGACAATATGTAAAAGTTGTTCCTATGATTAATGTTCAAGGTGTACCTATTCATGTATTACGATTCTTATCAATCTACGATTATTTACAAAAACATTGGCAAGAATATGATTATGTGGTTACCACAGATGTCAAAGATGTTTATTTTCAAGTAGACCCATTTAAATTTCTAGTTGACCGTAAATTAGTTGTTGCTTCAGAAGGTCTAAGATATAAAAATGAACCTTGGGGTAATGAGAATCTATATCAAACTTATGGTCAATATGTTTATGACCAATTCAAAGATAATGAAATTTTTAATGTTGGAACATTCGGTGGCACATCTGAATATGTAAAAGATATGGTGTTCAACATCTTCACCAATGCAACAAACAGGCCTATTCCTATTGTTGACCAAGCTGTATTCAATGTACTAATCAACACCCAACCATTTAAAGATGTGATACAAACAAGTACACAATGGGCGGCTGAATTAGGTACAACCATGGATCCTTCTAAGATTGAACAATTCAGACCCAATTTACTTTTCCCTGAACCTGTATTTGAAGATGGTTTGGTGAAAGACTGGACTGGTCATGTTTACCCTATTGTGCACCAGTATGACCGAGTACCAATCTTAAAGAAGTTTGTCCAAGAGAAGTATGGACAAGAAGATGAATCAGAATTATTTATTTACAGGACTTAATATGGACTTTGAACAAGAATATCAAGACGCTTGTGTTAGAAACACAGATATGCACGAACATTTACCATGGATTTCAGAATTAACATCTGAGTGTAAACACGCAACTGAATTAGGTGTTGGCTATGCACAGAGTACCAGAGGTTTTCTGAGACACGACATTGAAATGCACAGTTATGAAATTTCTCCGTATGATGTAACTCGTCAATACTTTGCTGACGCACAAGCATCCGGTCGTAATGTAACACTCCATGTGTGTTCTACATTAGAAACTGAAATTGCACCAACAGAAATTATGCTCGTTGATAGTTATCATTCTTATGAACAAGTCAAAGGTGAATTGGCACTTCATGCTGATAAAGTGAGCAAATATATATTATTCCATGATACAGAATTATTTGGTGAACGTGGTCAAGGTGGTGAAGAAGGTGTTTGGAAAGCAATTCAAGAATTCTTAGATGCTAATCCACAATGGCAGTTAGTTGAACGAAGAACTAATAACAATGGTATGACTTTGATTAAGAGAGTATAATGAAAATCTTTATTACAGGATTAGCAGGATTTCTAGGTAGTCACCTTGCTGATAGATTTATTGAATTAGGACATGAAGTAATTGGTAATGATACCTTGATTGGTGGTTATCGTGATAATGTTCCAAAGAAAGCCAGGCTTTATGTTGTTGATTGTTGCGATAACGATAAGATGGCGTATATCATGCAAGGTTGTGATATTGTTGTTCATACTGCTGCAACAGCACATGAAGGACTATCTGTATTCTCTCCTAGTTTTATTACAAAAAACATCTTTGGGGCAAGCGTATCTACAATCTCTGCTGCCATTCAAAATAAAGTAAAACGATTTGTCTATTGCACATCAATGGCACGATATGGTGACCAAGAAGCACCATTTCATGAAGGCATGGATCCTAAACCAGTAGACCCATACGGTATTGCAAAAGTTGCCGGTGAAGATGTATTAAAAGCATTGTGTGAAACTCATGGCATGGAATGGAATATTGCTGTGCCACATAATATTGTCGGTCCACGCCAACGATATGACGATCCGTTCCGTAATGTAATGAGTATTATGATTAATCGTAATCTACAAAATAAGCCAGCAATTATCTATGGTGATGGTTTACAAACTCGTTGCTTCTCATATGTTGGTGACTGTATCAACTGTTTAGAGAAGATGGCATTGGATCCAAATATTGTGAGTGAAATTATCAACATTGGTCCTGATGAGGGTACCATTACTGTTGCAAAGTTAGCCGAATTAGTTGCTGACGAATGTGACATGAGAAAAGATACTATTTGGCCACCAATTCATATGCCTGACCGACCAAGAGAAGTTAAACACGCTTCTTGTACCGCAGACAAAGCTCGTAAATTGTTAGATTATGAAACCAAAACGGATTTAAGAAAAGCAATTCAAGAAACTGTGGCATATGTTAAACGAAAAGGACCTAAACCTTTTGATTACACTTATCCACTTGAAATCATTTCTGATAAAACACCTCGTACATGGAAAGATAGGTTGATGTGATGAATACTTTAGTTGATATTATTATTGAGAAGAATTTGCGTAATGATACACATTATGAATTTGGTACAGATAAAGAATTCAATCACAAATATTGTAGTGGCTTTTATGATGAAGCCTTTGCTCCATACAAAGATAAACCTATTCGCTTGTTAGAAATTGGTATTCACCGTGGCGGCAGTTTGGCCTTATGGCATCATTATTTCCCTGAAGCTGATATCTATGGTCTTGATGCTTTTGATTTTGGTGCTAAACAAAACTGTGAACCTTACCCAAGAGTTAAAGTCACTTATGCGGATGGTTATCGTAAAGACTTTGCTGATACACTTCCATCATTTGATATTATCATTGATGATGGTCCACACACCAAAGAAAGTCACCTACAATCATTAGATTTGTATTTGCCAAAATTAAAACCTGGTGGTATGTTTGTAATTGAAGATATTGCAAGCATGGAATGGGTATCTGAATATATGATGTTGGTACCCAATGATATGAGTTACAGAACGGTTGATTTAAGAGAACCTTCTGGTATGTCTGATAGTATTATTTTTTGTGTGACTAATAATGGTTAATATTTCTTTTTGTCATCTTGCCTCAGCAGGCAAAAAAGTATCTACTGAAAAGATGGTAGAGAATATTCGTAAGTATTATCCTGATGCTTATTATTTCCTAGGTTCGGATGCCGCAGATGATTTATCAGATATTGGTGTTGCCAATAATTGTGATTATTTTCCATTTTCGGTTAAAGTTGGATATCCTAGTTACAATTTAGAAAAACTGTTAGTATGGTTTGAACGATTTAAACTCGCTTGCCAGAAATGTGAGACTTCACATATAATGATGATGGAAGACGATGTTTGGATTAAAAAGGAAATTACAATAAATGATTCTTGGGAAATGGCAGGCCACAACATTACTGTTGGCAATATCATTCCCGAAAACATTATAGATAGTATTACAGAGTTTTCAGGTAGACGACCAATCACTAATCAATATGGTTGTGGTGGCGGTTCAATCTTTAGAGTGTCGACCTTTCTGAATAACTATGATAAAGTGATTGAATGGTTCAAACAAAATCATGATAACTTTCAAAAGCAATACGAACCATTAGGTTTTATGGATTGTTATATGGTGGTGTTTTATATGTTATGTGGAAAAGATTATTCAGTTAATCCTTATTTGACAGACACACACCACCATAGAAATGATGGTTATGATTATGATAAATTTGTTGAAACTACTCCAGCACACATTGAAATTGTTAATAACTATAAAAGGTATTATTGGGTATGAATGAAATTAGTATTGTAACAGCCTTCTTTGATATTGGCCGTGGTGAGTGGACACCAGATAAAGGTCTGCCACATTATTTACAAAGAACAACACAAACATATATTGACCGATTTGCCAACATGGCTAAACTCAATAATGAAATGGTTGTTTACACTTCAGCTGATTTAGTTGATAAAGTTAAAGAGTTAAGAGAAGGTAAACAAACTCATATTCTGACTATTGACTTCCCAACATCATTTGTAGAACTGCGTGAGAAAGTTACCGCAGTACAAAAAGATCCTGCTTATCAAGCAAAAATAAATCCCATGCAAGTACGCAATCCAGAATATTGGAACGCTGACTACGTTGTAATAAATGCCATGAAGTCTAGTTTTGTTGTTGAAGCCATTAAAGCTGGTTACATCAACAACGAATTAGTCGCTTGGCTTGATTTTGGTTATTGCCGTGATGAATCTACATTGAATGGTGTAGAGACATGGAGTTATCCTTTTGATAAAGAGAAGATTCATTTCTTTAATGTCAAAGATTGGCAAGAAGGCACAATCATTGAAGATGTTATTGCTAATAATGATGTACATATTACTGGACCTATGATTGTTGCTCATAAGAATAAATGGCCAACATTACAAGCATTGGTACATCACAGTATCCAAGAATTATTGAAGAACAATTTAATCGATGATGACCAGACTATGTTATTGATGTCTTATTTGTTTGCTCGTGAGGCTTTTGAGTTACATAAAGTATCAGCAGAAGATTGGTTTATTGCTTTTAAGGAATATAATGAAACTGTATCTTAATGGAACTGCCAACCTTGGCGATTTTCTAAATGCAATGCCTGTATTGTCAGGTCTTAATAAGTCTTATGGTAAGTATGATTTAATCATTAGAACAGAAATGAAGAAGTTCAATGGTCTCAAAGAATTTCTCATGTATCAAGAATTGTTTAGTTCAGTTGAATTTGATTCTGATATTTTTGTCTATGGTGAGATTATACAATTAAGTTCTTGGCCAAGTCGTGAAGATAGATTGAATCCGAACCGACCAATTGAGACTTGTCGTTATGAGAATTGGTTAAAAGACAAATACGGACTGCAATTTGAAGTTGATGATAACTTTGTGGTTGAAACACCAGATTTTGATATTGAAGTTAAAGATGAGTATTATGTTGGTGACCGATGGGCAGTAGGTAACATTGATGACCGCAGAGAGACACATATTCTATCACACTTGGACAAATATAACTTCATTGATTATAACCGACCAATGTTAGAGAATGCTTATATTCTCATCAATCTAAAGAAACCATTTATTACAAACTTTACTGGCATTGGTATGCTTGCTGACTTATGTAATGTTCCATTGTATTGTGTATGGAAAGCAGAAGATTGGAAGCCAGAGTTCCGTGTTGGCGATAATGTTAGTTGGGATGGTGGTCGTGATATTCAACAAGTATTTGAAAAACATTTTTATCTTGACCGTCAAGCAAAACTAGTTCATGCGAAAGATTTAGAAACATTATTATGATTATTAATATTGAACCCGGTACATTTGGCGGACCATTACGCAATGGAGATTTACTCGGTGTTTGTAATGTAATAGAACACATCAGAAAAATTAATAGTAATCCATACATCAGATTCTATTTGAAAACAGAAGCTGTCAGCACAGAAAAATATGTACAAGATTTTCATATATTTCTTTTAACTGAAACAAATTATTTTTCTTCACATCCAGGACAAGAAACTTTACCATGGCGTAATGTTAATGTTTGGGATTTCCGTGATATTTGTGGTGACATGGTTAAAGTACCAAACAAAAAAGAAATGGAAAAGAAGATTGTTATTTTCCCTTTGTTTGATGCACCATACAATACTTACAGAAATTGGCCACCAAAGTTACTTGAAACTATCTGTAAAAAATACAGTGCGCCGGAATATGATGATTACGAAAAACTTATCTGTGTTGGTAAATATCCATTTGGACATGAAGAATTGATTTCGGTACAGTTCAAATATAGCTTCGATTTTATGGAAAATATCAACCATATACAGACTGCGGAAATCTTTGTCGGGGGTGACACAGGAACAACACATTTTGCCTTTTCTCTTGACAGGGGACCTAAGGATATGTTATACTATAACTCTAGTAGGGCTTTGGTACATACTTTACCATTCTATTTGTTAGAAGGTAAAGGCAGAATGGCAACTTATTGGTTAGATTTTGAAAGAACTCAATTCTAAATCCAACAATTTTGACACTATGTATCTAAGCCAATGTTTTTAGTGTTTGGAGGTAGAATTTCAAAAGTTGGATAAATACAACCAAATTCACTCTTTTTAGTAGCCATAGTGTGCTACATCTTAAAAGGATCTTAATGCAGTCGTTTAAAACTTTTCTTAAAGAAGAAGCTGGTGCCGATGAAGGCAAACTCAAGCATATTCATCATGCTGAGGACAGACCACTATTTCATGGCGCCAAAGGTTTTGAACACGCAAAAGGTGCATTAACTCAAGCTCACGAACATATTAAGTCTGGTAGTAAATCTACTCATCTTACAATGAAGTATGATGGTAGTCCTGCTATCGTTTTTGGACATCATCCTGAAACTGGTAAGTTCTTTGTGGCATCTAAGTCTGCCTTCAATAAGAATCCAAAGATTAATTACACTCACGAAGATATCAAGAAGAACCATGGACACGCACCAGGTCTCATGGATAAACTCCATGCGTCTTTGAATCACCTCAAGAAGATTGCACCTAAAACAGGCGTATATCAAGGGGATTTGATGTATACCCACGATGACTTAAAGCACCATAAGAATGGTAAGGTATCGTTTACCCCAAATACCATTACCTATACTGGTCATGGTGAAGAAGCACAAAAAATTAAAGATTCTAAAATTGGTGTTGTAGTTCATACACAATACCATGGCAAAACTGCTGCCTCATTGAAAGCAGACCCACATCCAGATTTACACAATTTCCATCCACATAAAGATGTTTGGACAAAACATCCTGAACATGATACAAGTCATGTGCATTATTCTGAATCCGACCAAGATGAGTTTCACAAACATATCGCTGCTGCACAGAAAATTCATAATGAACATAAAAAGACCATGTATAAGACCACAGAACCACATGGTGGCGAAACAGGTCACTTATCAACATACATCAACCATACAGTTCGCACCGATGAGAAGCCATCGGCTGAAGGTTTGAAGAAACATATTACCGACAAATACAATAAAGCAATTGAGAAGTTAAAAACTCCAGCATCACAAGGCCGTAAACAAGCTGAGTTAAATACTCATGTGAAGCATATTGATGCTCATAAGAAAGACTATGAAAATTTACTAAAGATGCATCAGCATCTACAAAAAGCAAAAGATGTATTGGTTCATACACTAAACCAACACACAGGCGATTTGGAACATCACATAGATAGTAAAGCAACTGATCCAGAAGGATATGTCGTTCATCATGCAGGCGAACCAACCAAATTAGTGAACCGTAAAGAGTTTGCTAAAGCCAATTTATTGAAAGTAAGAAAATGAAGTCATTTTTAGAACTAGTAGAAGAAAAAGAATCGGAACATAAGCCCGTAGTAATGGCTTTTGGCCGCATGAATCCTCCTACTACTGGTCACCTTAAACTCATCGATAAAGTTAAGCACGAAGCTGAGAAGCAGAAGGCTAAACACGTTGTTGTCGTTTCACACTCACAGGATTCTAAAAAGAACCCTCTATCAGGCGAACAAAAACTTAAACACCTTAAGCGTTATTCTCCTGGTACACATTTTGAGGCTTCCGATAAAGAACACCCAACTATCCTACATCATGCCGCCAAGTTACACGCAAAAGGCCATGATAAATTAACTGTTATTGCTGGTTCGGACCGTGTTAAAGAAATGCACGATTTGTTACACAAGTATAATGGTGTAAAAGGCCGTCATGGTCATTACAACTTTAAAAAGATTGAAGTTAAGTCTGCTGGCCATCGTGATCCTGATGCCGAAGGTTCTGAAGGTATGTCTGGCACTAAGATGAGAGAACACGCAAAGAATAAAGACTTCCATTCTTTCCGTCAAGGCGTTCCACATCATGTATCTGATGCTCATGCAAAAGAACTCATGCACGATGTTCGTAAAGGCATGGGATTACACGAAGCCGTAAACCATGGCCAATTTAAAGCAATTTTTGTTACTGGTGGTCCAGGTTCCGGTAAAGATGTTGTTATCCGTGAAGCAATTGCTGAATCTAGGATTGTAGAATTGAATTTTATTCAAGCTAGAGATTATTTGGCCGATAAACAAAAATTATCTGAGAAAACTAATGATTTCCGCAGAGAAGCAATTCGTGCTCGTGGTCCATTGATTATTAATGGTCCCGCCGATGACAATGAAAAGATATCCTACATTAAAGAAGAATTAGAAGAACTTGGTTACGATACCATGATGATTTTTGTTCATACTACTAATGAAACTAGTCAGGAAAGAAATTCATTATTGTCCAGAATGATGGCTGAATCTGTACGATATGATAAGTGGGTTAAATCTCAACAAAACATTACACAATTTAGTGAAATGTATGGCAATTTAGTAACCTTTGACAACACAGGAAACCTAGATACCAAGGAAGAGGATATAACTAATATATACCAGTCCACCAAAGAGTTTTTGGACTCCAGAGCAACAAATGAGTCCGCCACCGATTGGTTAAATAGAAATGTAAGTTTATTTGGAGAAGATAATGTTAAGAAAAATTCTAAATCTATTCAGCAAAAAACCATCGGAAGATACAACAACTTCTTCCGAGCCAAAGGTCCAGCAGACATCAAGCCAGACAACTCCGGAAGTCTTGTCGGTTCCAGAGACCAAATCAAAGGCGGTACAGGCCCACGCAAAGACCCGAACGGTCAAGGCCACTCCGGCGGAGCATGGCACGGCGCCTACAACGAAGCAGCGCCCACGCTCAAAATCAGCGGCCCGCCCAAAGAACCCAACTTCCAAAAAGACAACGACAAAAACAAAAAAATAAAACGTGGTGATAAGTCGTTAAGTGCAGGAAGGGTCGGTAGACCTGATGGTGTAAGCGGAGAATACGATACAAGAGCAGGTGGTCAAGGTGCCGCAGCAGGTGCCGGACTTGGCCAGAACCTTTACGGTGAAACACAAGAATATAGTAATGCCAGTCAGAACGGTACAGCAATGCTTGGAGCTAAGGTAGAACCAAATCCTTTATCCGAGAAGAAGAAGAAAAAATTAACTTTTAAAGAGTTTAATGGTTTTCAAAATGATGGCGAATCTGGACTTGGCGGTGTTTTAGGTGGTGCCAGCAACAAAGAAGGCATGGATACCTACAAAGACCCAAACCGTAATATTGGTATACAAATTGTTAAGAAGAAGAAAAAGAAGTTCAATGAAAACCATGTTTCAGAATTAGAAACTGGTTTGAAAAAATTAGATAGTCATAGTTATGATTCTATTGATAGATTGATGCAGAATATTGCAAGTAAACACGGTATTACCGGTAAAAATTTGCATGATGATTTTAAAAAGAAACACGATAAGATTCCAGATAAATGGATTAAGGATAAGAAATGATATCTTTTAAAAAATACTTAAATGAAGTTGCAAAACCTACCGGTGCTTTAAAGAAAGCCTGTTGGAAAGGTTATACTGCTGTTGGTACAAAAGAGAAGAATGGCCGTACAGTACCTAATTGTGTACCTGAAGAATATAATCCAGAAGAATTGTTTGACATACTCGAAGAAGTTGTATACGATATGGCAGAACAAAACGGTGTTGATCCTGAATCTATTTGGGAAGAACTGGAAGATGTTTCAGACGAAGAATTATACGAATCTGCTGCTTGGCGTAGAAAAGAAGGCAAGAATCCTACTGGTGGTTTAAATGCAAAAGGTATTGCATCTTATCGTAGAGAAAATCCAGGATCTAAATTAAAAAGAGCTGTAACTGGTAAAGTAAAAGCCGGTAGTAAAGCAGCTAAACGTAGAAAGTCATTTTGTGCTCGCATGGGCGGCATGAAGGGACCAATGAAGAAACCAAACGGTGAACCAACAAGAAAAGCACTAGCATTACGCAAGTGGAAATGCAGATAAAAACAGGAGAATAAAAATGTTTGCAAAGACCTTAGTATCCCAATCTATGATTGACGCAGTTAATCAAGTTTTGGAAGAAGATAAAAAGAAAATGATTACTGACGCAGAAATGGATGAAACTGGTTTTCACAAAGCTGCTCATGCTGCCAAGAAAGCCAACCAATCTCATTTCGAGTTTCAAGGTAAAAAATATCCTGTTACAGCAAAGTCTCATGCAGAAGCAATTGAAATGGATGAGGCGGCTGAGAAAGTTCCTACACCAACAGGCATGAAAGTTTATGGTTCTAGTTACGGTAATTCTAAGAAAGCTCGTGCTGACCAAACTAAACATTCTGTTGATGATGTTAAAGGTCCTAAAGCTAAGGACATGAAAGAAGAATCTAAAGATTGTATTACTGAACCAGAAGCAAAGAAGATTGCTAAAAAAGAAGTTGGTCACCATAATGTGACTATGCACAAAGGTCAAAAGAATACAGTTAAAATGGAAGGTCTTACTTTTGCTGAAAAATTATTGGCAATTCACGAAGCAAAAAGTTCTGGTACAGATGAAATTTTCACCGATAATAATCTTGGCGAAGAAGAAATGTCTGACGCTCAAATGAAGAAGCGTGAAAAGATTGTTATGTCTATGAAAAAAGGCGAAGCTGGTTTCAAACAACGTTATGGTAAGAATTGGAAGAATGTAATGTATGCTACTGCTACTAAGCAAGCAATGAAAGAAGATTCTTCTGATGAATACGAAGGTGAAGAATTGGATGAAGCATCTCCAGCAAAGAATACTGATATTGCTGATAAGGCATATTTGAAACACAAACCAGGTACTGTTAAAGGTACAATGACACAACTTGGTCGTTTTCTTAAAGGCAAACCAGAAATCAAAGAAGAAACATTAGAAGAAGCAAACATTACTCATGCTGCTCACTTTGATGATCCAAAGACTGGCAAATGGGCAAGTATGGCTCTATTGACTGCTAAGAATGATGAAGATGCAATGGAACAAGCCAAAGACTTATTGAGAACTCATGCTTATCGTCATTACAAATTGTCTGCTGTTGAAAAACATGAGCCAATCAAAATGAAGATGAAAGAAGATGTTGAAGTACAAGTTGATAAAGCTAGTGATAAAGTTACCACAGATATGTTAAAAGGTCGTGTTTCTGGTGGTAAAATCAATTCTTTCAAAAACTATAAAGTAGATTTGAAAACTGCTGGCGAAGAACCAGTACCTAAGCAAATGGATAAAGGTGAGGATACAAGAGAGAAACAAAAGATTACTACAAATCCAGGTGCCGTAGATATCAAACTTGATGACAAATTAGGTCATCCAACTCCACAATCTCATTTTTCTTCTGAACATCAAATTACTCATGAAGAAGTTCAAATGGATGAGAAAGTAATTGCTGGTAGTC